GTTGTTGCACCTGTAATAGTTTTACCAACTAATGTTGACATAACAATTGAGTTATTACCATTATCTTTATCTGTTATTTTTACAAAAGGAATATTTGTGTTAAATGTTTTAGCTCCACCATGAACAACAGTACCTTCTGTAAATACATGATTACCAAATCTACTAGTCTGTTTTTGCAACAGAGTTTGCATTTGAGTTAATTCTCTAGCTTGTACTGCTAAACCTGGACGAAATAATATTTGATGAAAATTCTTCTCTTCATTATAATCGTCATAATATGGATCAACATTAAGATCTGTTGAAATCGCTACTGTGTTTGAAACATCTGATGAATATGCCATAAATTATCCTAAAAACTAAATATTACTTTAAAATTCTCAATTTGATCAACCGATCTAGTCAATTTCAAAATGTTCTCTGTATATAGTACATTACCCTTATAAAAAGTCAAGTCCGAATTTGAAGCTGGTTGAATAGTTGCTGTCTTACTCGAAACTGATCCAGTTATAGTTTCATTATTCTGAAATCTTCCTGTTATATTTATCACTCTTAGCGTGCCTGCTGAATTTGCTGCATTAGTATTTGAGAAACTAACTACATTGCCTGTAGCACCGCTTGTACCACCTGTAATTAATTCATCAGCTCTAAAGTCTCCTGTTGCACCACTTAAAGTTAATCTTGTTGTCATATCGAAGTTACCTGTGTTTGCAGCAGCACCAGTACTTCTTTCAATTGGATCTGCTATGATACCAAAAGTTCTTATATCATTCTCTTGTGGTATTGTATTTGCTTCGTTACCACTTATCTCTGTAGCAACCATTACATAACTACCACCTAATTCTTCTCTTGCATTCTTTCCATGACCACCTCTAGGACCAATATAAGGAACACCAGTTGCTCCTGATCCAAAACTTGTATTTGCTGATATAGTTACTGTAGCATTTGTATATCCTGATCCTGTACTAATCATATTGATATAATTGACTGCACTTCCTCCTGTAGCTACATTTGAATAAGCAGCTGCACCTGTACCATCACCTGATATTGCAACCTTAGGACTTACAATATATGTTGAAGAAGTATTAGGTGTAGTAGAAAATGCTGTGTTGACTGTAACTGTTCTAGTTGCACCTGTATATGACGTTATTTCTCTGATTAAACCAGCAGCTTTACCTCCATCAATATATAATGTACTTCCAATATAAACACTATCGTTCGCACTTGCTGTTGTAGCAATTCTCATTGAGGTTGCATTAGTAACTGCTTGAAAGGATCCATTATTAGTTAAATATCCTGATCCACCTGCAGATACATCTATAACATCTATAGCTCCATCAACAGCTGCATCTTGAACTGCAAACTGTCCTGAACTATCATCTGCTGTTATAACTTTTACTGGAATATATTCTGCTGTTACAAATTTACCAACGTCAGCAGTACTTACTGTAAACATATATTTCCATTGGTATCCATCTGATGTAGATGTAACACCAGTACTTGTGCCTGTTGGTTCTACAGTTGAGTTTGCACCTTTGTTATTAAAGATACATTTATATACATTTCTATCAGATGTATAAACATAGAATGCACTATTATGTAAAGTAGAGTTTAAAGTTGTATTAGTATATTCAGCATACAAATTATTATTTGCCCAGTTTCTTCTTACTAGAGCATAAGTTACATCTGTCTCTTGAATTTTCTTTGCTGCTAACATTTGTTTGTAAATGTTATAGTCTTGTTTTTGAACTGTATCAGTTGGAGTTGATGCTACTGAGTCATTTGCATAAGGACTGGTTCTACCAATAAACATATAAAGTCTTGAAGGTGCTGCTTCACTGAATGACTCTTTAAATTGGTCAGCTATATGATAAGACAGCCTCTTAGTCGAAGTAGCTGGCATTAGATTGCTCCAGTGTCTTTGATATTAACGTTAGCTTTCATATTAGATGCATGACTTGAACAATAATATTGATATGAGTCCCTTCCTGAAGAAACTATGTCGTGTGGTATTTGCCAATATAAAACTCCTGATACTTTTCCTTGAGCACTAGCTCCTGTGCTTATTGTACCATCAGTTGCAACATGGATCAACGTATTTGAAAAATTATTTGTACCAGTGCTACCACTTCTAATATTGAATGGATGTGCTCCACCTAAACCATTTAAGTCAAAAGCAATCGTTGATTCATTTCTTACAGTTAGTTCTGGATTATTAAATGCTGCACCACCTTTACCAAAACCCATATTGGAGACAATGTAAGCACTGGATCCATTTGCAGATATATCATATGTTACTGCTGCACCATAATTTGGTACTGTTGAATAACTTTTACCACTACTAAATACTGAGAACACGTTGGCAACTTGAGCTCTATCTGATACTAATAATCTAATAGCTGTATTTGTACCTGTAAGGTTTGTATTAACTAAAGTTACTCTAGCTGCTTGTGTTGCTATACTACTATTAGTATTTCCTAAATGAGCTAAAGCACCAACGTTAGCTACTTGAGCTCTATCATTAATTAATAATCTTACAGCTGTGTTTGTTCCTGTTAAGTTTGTGTTAACTAATGTTATTCTTGAATTTGTATTTCCTAGTGCAGCTAAACTAGCTACGTTTGCTACTTCTGCTCTTTTAGCTATTGCACTATTTGTATTAGCTAATGCAGCTAGTGTTACAACATTTGCAACTTGAGCTCTTTGTGCTATTGCTGAGTTAGTATTTCCTAATGCAGCTAAAGATGCCACATTTGCAACTAATGCATAGGTATTTAATCTTGAGGTTATTTGAGTATTAGATTGGTAAGAAGCAATAATGTAACTATTAGATACTAATGTACCTGTATTGGCAGCAATAGTTGTTCCATTACCTAATGCGTTATAAACTTCTGTAAAGTTATCATTTATTTTATCACCACCAGAACGAATACTGTCACCAGTTCCGTCATTAGCAGAAGTACCTATTCCAACCGTTTGTTTAGCCATTATTTACTCCTAACATATAATCCAAACCAAGCAGCACCAGCTCCAACTATAATTGAAACTAAACCAGCTTGTTGATTTGTTGGTGCTGGTAAAGCCATAAACCATTGTACTACATCATAAAACATCCAAATATAAACTGTTATGAATAATCTAGGAAATAATCTTAACTTGTCTAATGTTTCTGTGAATTTGTCCATTTCTAATCCTTGTTTCTATTTATATTAAAAAGCATCAAATGTGGTGTTACTAGAATCAAATGTAAGTGCAACTGAGTCAAATGTAATTGCACTTGTTTTTGTTGACACATTACTAGCAACAGATGTTCCTACTGATACATTACTTGTTTGTGTATATTCTCCAAACATTTTAGTTCCTGCTGGATGTAATAAATTATCTACAAACTGTCTATATTTTTGTAATGCTGTTTTAGATCTGATCACGTAACTATAAACTTGATAAAAAAAGTTATCTTGTAATCTGTTGTTCCATGATAAGAAACCTTTTGTATCTGTATACTTACCTTCATAAGCTCTTAATCCTGTAATCGAAGGTAGTCCTGTTGCATTTGCTGTTGGTGTTCTTGTATCATTTACAATACTCAAATTTTCATATTTGTTAAAACTTAATCCACCATCTGTTACTGTAGTTGACTTCAAAGCACCATCAACATGAGTTGCAGTTATAATTGCATTGTTTCCTTTGAATGTAGTTGGTCTATCTGGATCAACTAATCTTAATTCTGCTACTGCTGGATTTCTAACAGATATGTTTGGAATGTTAACATAATTGTATCCATAACTCGTTGTATAAACACTGTTGATTGTTCCAACTGTTGTGTTTACAAATGCTAAAGCACTTCCAAGTTTACTGTTTACATTTGCAACAGCTAAGTTAGCACTTAATGATCTTGCATTAGCACCTAATCTTGGAAATGCAGTATTTGTATTTGCGTTTGTTGTAGAACCAGTTACATTTAACGGAACATTAGCAACAGCTGATATATCATCACTATCAATTAATAAAACTTCTGTATTACTTAATGTATCAACATAGAAAGAAGCACCTGTTCCATTATCATCAGCTGTTACTGCTACAATATTGTTTCCTATTGTATAACCTTTACCACCATGTGTAACAGAAAATTGTATTGCACTGAAGTTGTCTGTTTCAGCAACAGTTGCTTTACCATCTCTTGTTGATGTTGGAGTAGATAATGTTAAACTATCTCCAATAACATAACCAGCACCTTTATCAGCTAAGTTGATACCTGTTATAGTACCTGTAATATTATAAATTGTAGCATTAACTGTATTGCCACTATTTCTTACTAATTCTAAATCTTGAAAATCACCACTAATACCTGACAAGAATAACTCTTGCACAATAAATCCAGATTCAGTTGTTCTGTTTATTCTTTCTACTTTAGCGGTAGCACCACTACTTAGACCTGTAATGTTTTGTCCTAAAAGTGTTTGAGTATTTCCTAAAGCTGGATCACCAACTCTAATACTATTTTCTTTAACATATCTACCATCAGATGCTCTTAGTATACTTTCACCTGGATCATATATTTCTATTTCTTGGCCATACAATGCTCTGAATAATAATTGATAACTTTTTTCGGATCCTCTTGAGGTATATAAATCTTTAGCTCTTTTCAATAAAAAATGAGTATTAGCTTGAGTAGATCTTGGTATATCTGGAATTATTTCTCTTCTAAGATATTCAGTATACTTGTCTATAGAAGTATCAATATCTTGAAAGTTTAAAAGATTTCTACTTGCATCTAAAACATTATTGGCTGTTGAGTTTCCAGACTCTAAAAATTCATAATAACCTTCCATGAAGGCTTGAAACAAAGGTGCATCTGATCTTATAAAATCTGGTAGCTGCTGACCTATCTGAGAAGA